TCAAGGGCATCCAGAGCGTCCCTTTCAAGCGTCTGTCCCAATCGTGATAGTACCTCACGGTCAACCTCCATACCACGCTCTTCAATGAGGATCACCACGGGGAGGATACGTTCTTCCAGCCGTGCAACCTCTTCGGGTACCTGACCTTGCTGTTGCCAGTGGAGGTACAGCCGCAAGGTCATGTCGGCGTCAGCACAGGCGTACTCGTAGTACTCCCAGGGATCGACCCCCTCTAAACTCGCTTCGGTTGCAGCTTCTTTGAAGGTGGTCATGCGGATGCCCAACTCACTGAGGGCTAGGGCCTTCAGACCTCGGTGGGGTTTCTGCAACTGAGTAGCACGAAGGTAGGTGTCTCTGATGTCTAAGCTAAGTAGATCATCCTTAGTAAACCAGAGTAGTTCCTTCAACTTGGGGATGTCAGTCTTGCCGTAGTGAAACACCAACGGGACATGCTTCAGGTACAACATACAGATGTCAGCGATCACCCCCTTGTGTGTAACGTACCAGCCTTTTCCGGGGAGTGGTGCAATAGACATACCGAGTAGGGTGCCATCGGGGAGGTATTCAGTGTCGATGCCTACAGGAAGGTTCTTAGCAAAGACGTACTCCAAGTCATCGTACATATCCTTGAAGTTGTTGTGCATGTTCCAGCCACGGATGAGTTGGTAGTACCCATCTGGGCGTGCTTCACCGAACATCAGCCCCTTCAACGCGCGCAGTTCATCCTCGAAGATCGGCAGATACTTGTCGAGCCCCATCCGCAACACCCAAGCCGGATGATGCAGGATGAACACGTCTACGTCATATTTCTCAGAACGACGGACGGTCCCTGCTTCGGAGTTGATCTTACAGTCACGTCCAAGGAAGTGTTGTGCCGCAGTTCCACCAACAGCAACGACCAGACGAACACGAGGCGGTTGAAGCAGAGGTCGCATGTACAGATCGGTGCAGGCATCGGACTCCTTCTTCTTGGGGGCTGGGTTGCCGGGACCGGGCCAGCATTTGACGAGGTTGGTGATCCATACGTCGCGGTCGGAGTCGATGCCGATGGCTTTCAACCCCTCGCTCAGCAGCACCCCGCTATCACCGACGAATGGTAGCCCCTGGCGGTTCTCATCTCTGCCTGGCCCCTCGCCTACGATCCATACCGGGGCATCAGGGTTGCCTCTGCCCCAGACTGACTGATCGCGGTGGACGTGGAGGGGGCAAGCAGTGCATTCAGCGGCAGTGCTCCTCAACCTTGTCCAAGAATCCGAAGACAGAGTTGTGTCGATTGCATTTGCAGCAGACTCGGATTCGAGGGGTCCGTTTAACGGTGCATCCACAAGGATAGGTGCGCTCAATGATGTCCTCTAGTTCTCGTAGGTGCTCATGATGCTCACAGAACAGACGTTTGAAGAACTCTTTGACTTTAGTTAGGGATGCTGCCACGGAGGTACCCTTTCTGGTGGATCGCCCGTGGGTCATTGGCTGCCCACGTTACGCGCTCGTAGACGCTGTTCCCCATGATGATGTACTCGTAGAACCTTGTGATCCCGAGGTCTCTGTCCCGTGGGTCAGTCGGCTCGAAGGGTTCGCGTTTGATATCTAACACTTGACTATCCTTACCTGTATTGCTGCCAAACGCAAAGCCGCCTATATACCGTTTGGCGTCTATTATGGCGTCTATTGCGGACCCTGCCCACCGCCGTAGTGCGCGGTGGATCAGCATGGGGCGAAATCCTTGCTTCTAAAGGCCGGTACCACCTTCAGTGTCCTCACAGCGTAACGAAGCCCAACGTGAGGCACACCGTTATGGAACCTGGGGCACTCGACAATGAGGTCGAGGATCGTGTGCTTCTGAGAGATGTCCATCGTACCGCCGACCTTGTAATCGCAGAGGCATGTGAAGTTGTAGCCTTTGGGCCAACCCTGACCACCTCCCGGCCAAGGCTGAACGTCCATCTCCCTCCAGAACAGCACCGTGTCTTCCGCGTCGTGTGGTGCGAGGCCCTTCGTGGCTTCGCGTTCCCAGGGTTTAAACTTCATCGACATCCTCATTGATAACATCCGCTTTGTAGGTAGTGACGAGTTCGTAAACTCCCCAGCTACCGCCACTGTCCTGTGCCTTAATCCATGCTAACTGTTGAGCGTGGTCACGAGTCTCCTGCCGATAAGCAGCTTGCTCCCTAACCACTGTCCTTTGCTCACCCCTAATCCTAGACACCAACCAATGTTTCTCCATCATCATCCTCCGTTCCATATTCTTGCTGATCCGCGATGATTGCCAACCGTATGCACACGATAAGCCCGATGAGTGCGCCCCAGCCAATGAGTAGGGCCGTTACTAGGTGTTCCATCAGTTACTCCTCCCCGACCACAACCCACCGAGCGCATGTTTCGGACAGCGGACATCAAGGTCAGCGACGGCCATCTTCGCCGGGAGGTCAACCTTCACCTGGCATCCGTGGTAGCCGCAGGTGTAGGACTTGGTTGGTGGCTTGGGTTGCTTCATCGTTGGGGGAGTCCCTTCACTGGCTCGAAGTAAATACAACGACGGCACTGCCTCTCGTACTTACGATCCTTGCTGTAGTAGATATCCCACGAGTGGTAGACACAACGCCCGTTAGGGAAGGTAAGACCATCAGGCATCTTGGCGATGAGAGTAGGTGCCTTCTCAACTCGTGTCTCGTAGGTCCACTCCCAATCACTCATCGTCAAGTTCCTCGTCGTCGAACTCAACCGTCATTCCCATAGTCTGAGTGAACTTAGTGCCAGCTTTCCAGTCGATCTCCTCGCCGGTCTCAACACGTCCAATAGCGTACTGGAGTGCGTTGACCTCACCTAACATGGCTTCCGCGTAGACGGCGTTGCTAATCTCCGCTGCGTCGTGGAATGCCTCGAACGTTTGTTGCAGACGGTCGAGCAGCGCCGCTCTGACTACACGATTGATGATGAAGTTCGTCGCCTCTGGACCCTTCGTACTGGTGACACTCATGACTGGTGGCTCAGCGTCTTCAAGGCAGCGCGGGCCATTGCTTCGTGGATGTTGCTGCCATAAGCAGTAACAAGGTTCAGTGAATTAGCGCCCTTAACGTCGTGGATGTAGGCGTTTGCTATCTGTGGACCATTACTGGTGACATAGCCGAGGGTTACTGAGTGACCCTTCCCATGGAAGTGGTTCACTAGGTGGTCAGTAACAACACCCCAAGGTAGCTTGCCATATGGCCCATAGGTTGGAATGTGCTTATCAAGTTGACGAAGCAACTCCAAGACATCCATCGCGTCGATCTCCTCATCCGTGGGGTACTTCGATTTCAACTCACCCACAGGCGGAAGATTAGACGCTGACTCTACACGGCGGACGAACTTCCTAAGCATCTCGAACTCGTTAGCGTCGATATAGGGCACGGTGACCTCCTGAACTGAACTTGCCCAACGATACCGCCAGTGGTATCGCATTTCCATGCTACGTCCTAGACGGTTATTGCATAAGCGTAACAGCCCTCCATTATGGTAAACTCCACTATGGCACAACCGATACCCCCTGGGGGATGGCCCAGAGAGATGATCGTCCCAAGTACAGGCCGTGGGTTGGTCGTCCGCTGCACCGCGCAATCGAAGAGGAACCAGCGGCAGTGCATGTCTCCTGCGACGAAGCTGAGCCTCGAACGAGAGCGGCCACTGTGTCGTACCCACGGCGGGGCGACGAAGAAGAATAAGACCCGGCATCTCGTCGGCGCGGCGATCAAAGGCGGGCCGCAGACTGACCCCAAGACTGATACGAGTAAGGACACGATGGCTATGGCTAGTAACAAGTACGTTCCTCGGGACATCGCTGAGCGGATCGCCAGACTGCAATCTGACCCCAGGTTGATGGATGTGACGAGCCAGGCGGCGCTTATCAAAGGGGTTCAAGAGCACATCCTTGAGCGGGTCAACGAGGGTGAGGACGTAGAGGTCGCTGAACTGACGGCCACTGTTACGCAGTTGGCGAAACTCGCAGAGACCTACAGTGCAATTCAGAAGAACAACTCCGAGATGATGGAACCGGAAAGGTACATCGCGGGGTTCCGCCAACTGGTGCTCCAAGCGCAGAAGGCATTTGCGATCTTCCGTGGTGGGGCCAGCCGGGTCATCATGGATAACGTAAAGGACGAAGCCCTCAGAACATTGCTGCTTGAGGGCCTCGACGATGAGCATGACCAGGCGCTACGTGATCTTGCGCAGATGGTTAAGCAGGTGGGGGAGCGTCAAGGTTTGCCTGCTGCATCACCGTGAGGAACGCCTTCACGCGGTCGAGTGCGCTGGCGTGGACCGTGAGCCACGGCGTTTCCGTGTGCTCGCCCACGAACCAGTTGAGCCGCTGGATGTACTCGACGCGCAACGCCTCCGGCAGCGCCGCCTCCATCTCGTGCGCCGCGTTCAGGTCGGTGGAGGGCGACCACTTAGGCCATCCCAGAAACTTCGTTACATCGTTGCGTTTGAATAGCCCTAGCCGTTCCTGCCACTCCTGCGGCAGGTGCTCAGCCACCAGCACGTCCGTCTCAGGACCTGCCGTCAGCGCGGCGATTTGTTCAGGAGTCATTCTGACTTCTCCAACACCCTCTTAATGTCCTGTAGATCGTGGTGAATGTCAGTCAGCCTCGCAACGATTCTCATCAGCACATCAAGAAGCGGCTGCACGTTGATGTTGATTTCGGTTTCACTCATTGCGTCCGCTCCAGCGCCAGCCGCGCCACCTGCTGCATGAGGTCGGCCTTATCAGTGTACCGACGCGGCTCGGGCAGGTCATCGCGGACACTCAGCCACATCTCAACCGCCTGCCCTCGCCAAATCAGCCGCAGCGCCTCATCCTTCTGACGCTCACGCTCAAGTGCTTCCTCTAACTGTCTGATGATTTCGTCTCGGTCATTGTGGGTCATCGCAATACCTTATGCAATCGGCACCTCGCACACCGCACATGCTGCCGGTAGTCGATGAGGTCTTCGTAGAGTTCCCAAGTGGGGTGCTGGCAGTCGTAGATGAGCCAGCCGTCGAGGGGGCGCTGCTCGGTCGTTGTTATCATCAGTTTACCCTCTCGATCAGTTGCGGCTCAACGGTCGGGTACACCACGCGCTGGCTCTCGCTCCGCTGTAGGTACAGGTCGAGGCACCGCTGGCAGCTTACGTCGTCGTCGGTACCCTTGCCGATGATCACGGGCCATAGCAGTTGGTTAAGGTGGCGCTCCATCGACCAGGCGTACTTGCAAAGCGTTGTGAACGTCTGGTGCTTGAGTCCGTAGTGCATCCGGTGCATGATGTGGGTCTTACCGCCGTTGCGGGGCTTGGCGATCATGCCGACGTGTGTAGGGTTACTCATTCGTACCACTTCCTCATGTTCTCAAAATAGGTGATGCCTTCGCCGTACCCAAGGTCACGCAGGATGATGCACATAGCTGCATCAGCCTGAACATGTGAATAGGCCGGGTCGCGTTGAGAGGCGATCCGCTCCATTGCTTTGGCAAACTCTTCCGGTGTCATTGTCTCATATTCCATTGGTTTCTCCTGTGCCGTAGCGCCTTGCGTTGCGTTCGCGGTCGAGTTCAGCCAGTTCATTAGCCCTGATGGTCTGTTTGGCTACCACATTCTCATACCGTTCGGACCACATGTCGGCTTGGAATTGATAGTCCTTCGCATATTGACCTGTCCAATCGCGGAGCATCGCCAGTTCGTCTAGCTCAGCCTCCAACGCTTCAATCTGCGCCGTCAGTTGGTCGTCGGTCATGTCAGCCTCCCTAGTAGTCATCACGGTACCTATCGGGGTCCGGTCCCTCGTTCCAGTAGTTGTATTCGTAGCTCTCGTACGATTCGTGGTCAATGCCCAGCGCGGTCGCCAGTGCCTCTAGTTCTACTTGACCGGCGAATACCGTTGACCGCGCCAAGAACACGTTGAACAGCAGAGTGGTAGGTGATGGGGCATGCCCACTCCACAAACTGCCTC